GTTACGCTGCCTTCTTCAACAAGCCACAGATTGATACCACGGTTCGCCCACTCAAGACCCATAAGGTTTAGACTGCGTCTTGCAGTAGCAAGGTCGTAACCACTACGCATCTCAAGACCAGCCCTTTCGTAAGCTTCCTCACAAATTTCAGCTATGTCTAAATTAAACGTAGATGTTCCGCTTACCGCCATTACCTTAATCCATCCTTGGTGGCCTTGGTCCCCTGATTGATCCGGGCTTTCTAACAGCCTTACTTTTTGGAATGGCAACATTGCCAATCTGAGTTAAAAATTGTTGCGCTTGTTGAGAATCTAAAACCTGTTGAAGAATTTGTGCATCAGTCAAATCACGGCCAAAATCTGTCCCCCGTAACTGATTACCGATCTGGCGAACACGAGCTTCAATATCTCCAAGATTTATATCTTCTGGCAGACCACCATTCGCCATCTTCATTTTTTTCTTCTGATCGGAATACTTCATTTTTTAGCACCTTCATAAGAAATCTGGTTTGGTTTGGTAAAAGGCCTTAGCTCTGTCAAAACAATCTTGATTAGATCATAGTTTTGACTAACCTTTACGTTTGTTTCTGATACTGACGTTTCAAGAACAGCAACCTTCTTGTCCATATCAACAAGCAACAGAACTGCCCAACCTCCAATGGCTAGGCAGCATGATGTCAACACAGTTGCAAAATGGTTCTTCATGACCGTCTCTTTATGCCCTTCACAGACTTCTGGGATTTGGGGGGAGACTTTTTTGACTTTCCCGGTCCACCCCAAAGTTCTTTGTTTGCCCAGTATGCAGCAGACATTTTCCCCTTTTTTATGTTTTTAGCATGTCTGGCTTTGAAACTCTTCCTCGCTTCTGGGGAATAATTGTGCCCCATTGACGAGTCACCATAGTGTATAAGCTTCACCTTATCGCCCTCTTTGGCAAGAACCATACCCTTCTTACCAGAGCGATTAGACCGCTTGGGCTTGTTAAACCCAGCAAACTTAGTGCCGCGATATTCTATGCCGCCACTAGGTAGCCTTTTAACGCCGGGAAACTTCTTGGTCATTAGCCATAACTCTTACGACCAGAAAGCAAGATCGTGTAGGTGTCATTGGATGAATGGCCTACAGTTGTAAACAAAACATCTCCCGTAACACCAGAGCCAGCGTTATTCCATATCCCGCCAAAGTCACGATAGTCATGATGACCAGAAGAAGTTTCTCCAAGCTCAATAATAAAAGCGTTGCTCGTTGCATCAAAAAGAAGCTGCACTTTCATTCCTACACACTGCCACCAAATCTGATCAATGGTAAATTTAGTGCAGGATTTTTGAGTTACATGCTCCTTTGCAAGAGACGAAACATCTACCTTAACAACAGCAGATTCGCCTGAGCCATCGCTTATATTTGTAAACTTAAAAGCGGCTTCTTTTTGCCCATCAACAATCGTTTGAGTAGTTACTGCATCTGCCACAAGATTACTCCTTTATCTTACCCTGCAAGACCAGAGACTTGTATTCAGCACTCCCTTTGGGGGGAGTGCTGGCAGCAACCGTTTTCTTTCCAGCAGATTTAGCTGTAGCTTTCTTGGCTACAGCTTTGCTTTTAGACTTCGTTGCCATTGTTTATCTCCTAGCGGTTTTGGACAGCCATCAAGTAATCTATGGCCATAGACTTTGTTCCAGTTGCAGAACCAGAAAGCTCCATCGCACCAATCGCAAGGTTTTCATCATCAGGCAAATTATCCGTGTGCGTAGCAACTAAGTTACGGTTTACGAAAAACTCAACAGAAGTTGTGCCTTTCACATGGAAGCCCAGAGTAACAGCCGTTCCACTTGCAACGTCAATGCCGCTATCTGTCGTTGTTGCCGTTCCGTCTTTTTCAGTAACGCAATCAATGTTGCTATCGCCGTCATCAACTTGGAAAACAATACGATCAGCAGCCGTTAACATGGCTTCTGGGTTTGTTGCAAAGTTAACGGTAAGACCTATGCAAATATCCATTGCACTGCCTTCAGCATCTGTCGGCGTAACCTTGGTTTCAAACCAGATATCCCTGCCAGAGGCCATAGCAAAAATCTCATTACCTTGCACTGAAGCACCATCATTATCGGTGGTGGCCTGAGAAGTCAGAACCAGAGTTCCGCTTTCAGCATCAGCACCAAGAGCAGCAGTGGCACTGCTGTCTTTGATAAGCGTCCAGTCATTAGTGGTATCAAGGGCAACCCCTGTAAAGTCGTCCATGTAAACGACATAGTCGGGGTTCTTATCAATCGGAAGATTTTCAAACCATTTGCGCGGGCTATCTTTCCCGCCAAAAAGAATAGGACCAGTAAAATGCACAGCCATGATGTTTCCTCCTGTCGTGGCTAGTGTCGGCTTTCGCCGTCAGGAAAAACGATGGGGGGAGAAAACTCTCCCCCCATTACGGTGTTAAGAAGAACCCGGAGAACCGTAAATTCCGAGTGGGTCTGATACTCCAAAGGAATACCTTTCCCGTGCCTTGTAACGAACATTGCCCGTATTGAAATCACCGTCCATGCTGGTTTGCATGGGAGTGCGCTCAAAGTGCTTCATGCCGTTAGGAACGTCAGTAACGATAAAGAAGGCATTGGTGTCAGTCAGGTAGTGATTGACTTCGTAACCTTCCGGTATCGAACCGTTGCTCCGAATAGCATTGATGTCGTTGTCAGCAGTGCCAACTCGAAGCTCTGATTGCAGAACGCGAGTTGCAACAAACGTCAATGCAGGAGGAATAATCAACCTGCGAGGACGTGCTGCGATCAGAAGTCCACGCTCATCGACATATGCAGCAATATCAATTACCGCATTTTCGAGGGTCGTTTCGTTCAGATCAGCAGCCGTTGTCGGGCGGTTCGAGTTTGTACCGCCAGCAACCGTTGGGTGAGCCGTGTTAAAGAGCGTTACACCATCACCAGACTGATAGCTGGTGAACCCATTATTCAGGGGCGTAACAGCTTTAGTCTGTTTGGTGTAAGCCATGCCACGGGCGAGAGCCTTGGTATAACGTGCTGAAAGGGAATCATACAGGTTATCTTCCATCGCTTCTTCAGTGATGGAGAAACCCATAGCAACCGTTTCATGGTTATACCGAGCCGTAAATGACTCCTGTGCGCTATCAAAGGAAATAGCTTCGCCTTCGGGTTTAACCGGAGCCGAACCAAATCCAGACAACTTCACCTCTTCCTCAAAGCTACGATCCGAACTTTCGGTTTCGTAGATTGATGTATGCTCGTCTTCGTACTTCTCGTACTCCAATCCGAACAAGGCGTTTAAGCCGGGAAGAAGCTCTTTAAGGAGTTGTGTTCTTGCTATAGCCATAACTCAAATCTCCTTATGCCGAGCCAGTTGCAGATGAATGCTGGTGATAATTAAACTTGCACACCAGTATGGGGTAAGTCGTTCCCTTTTCATCTCCTTGGTCCCCACCAAGATAATCAATAATCCGAATTGGATTTTGAGCATCAGTGGAAATCTCAGAAATATCCAGAGCAACACGGCTAATATTCAAGCTGGTATTAGGTGCTGTCTGAACCAAAAGAGTGTTCTTACCATAAACGTCTCCCGTATTCGTCGGGGCAGCATCCGCTTGGATGGTGAACAAGACATTTGGATCATCGACCACATACGCCATTGCATCAGAGGCCACAGTGCTTGCTGGCCACTTCTGACTAAACGTCATTTGGTTTGAGTTAGGGTCTGTGTATTTACAGCCCATGAAAATCCCTACCATATCAATTTCGGTAGAGTCATCCCCTGTAGCAGACTGCTTTTCAATCGTGGTTGCAGTGCCGCCATCCACAAGCTGGACGATGTCGCCCATGCAGATGTTGGTGCCATAACCTGACGCTATGGGATATTGGCGCGATACTTCGAGAGAGCCACTATCCAAACGACCGATTGGACGCAGACCGAAGGGTGCAGCAGTTGAAGACATTTAAGACTCCTTGCATCTTCAGTTTCAAAAAGCTCACAGTTAAATCTATGAGCGCCCAGTTCCGAAACCAACCCTCGTTGTGTTCTCTGGTTGGAGAACGGGCATACGAGGATCACTTTCTCTTAGATAGCTCTGGTCAACTGCGTCAATCTGCTGCTTGGTTTTATTGGAATAGTAATCATCCCTTTGCTCCATATTCTCTTTAGCGGTCCTACAAAGCAATAAACCACCGACCTCAATAGAACCCTCAAACCTAGAATTATGGTCAGTCAGGATTTGCATCTCTGGATGATCGTCTACAGAAACAGGCTCCCAACCTTCTCTAAATCGTTGGGAAACATTTGTGTTATCAGATTCACCCAAAGTGGCTGTGCGTATCCAACGATACACATAACCTTCTACTGGAGTAGGCTCAGGCAACAACGACGGAGGTGCCCAGCTTTTTGTGCGCTCGCTCATCTCACGGGTTTCTTTATCCCCTAAACTGGCGGCGGTTCGGGATTCGCGCTCATCGCCATCGAACAATTCGCTATCTTTATCGTTAGCCATTTGCTTGCTCCTTAATAAGTTGCTTCGCATATTGTTCGTTTGTCAGCCCAAGCTTCTTAGCGAGGTCCACTTGGGTTTTCGTGAGTCTGGCTCGCGTTGGTTTTTTGTTACTGCTACGAGTAGCTGGCGCAACCACGGGGGCCATTGCTTCTTCTGACTCGACATCTACAGAAATGTTATCTGCATCTGACGACTCACGAACACCAGAAGAAACAAAATCTTCTCCATTACCATTCTGATAATTTTGATTTATTTCGTCAATAGGAAAATGCTTTCTCATTTCCTCATCAATCATCCTGTAATATTCAGTGCCATTAGGATGGATGCCTTTTTGTTGGGTAAGCTCATAATGCAAACCCATCGCATAAGCGGTTAGTTTCTGATCTTTTTGGAACCAAGGATTCCTTCTAATCCAATCAGCATCCTTTTCTGTTAATGTAATCTCTGGCTGTTGCTGTTGTTGAACGGGTGCAACCTGAGGAGCAGGTTGTTCAGCAACAACATTTCGTTGACTAATTGCCTCTTGCAGTTTGCGCCCATCAAACATTAACTCGTTAAGAGCAGTTTGTGCCGAAACAATTTCTTCAGCGTTTCCTTCATCGTATGCCGCTGTTAACCTAGATTGTGCAGCGGCAAGGTCTGCATCATTCTTAGCTTTCGTAACATCAAACAAAGCTGTATTGCCGTTTTTGAGCAACGCCTTTAACTGCTCGTTTTCCTGACGGATTGTTTGAGCCACATTAATGGCTTCTTGCTGCATACGCTGTGCAGCTTCAGCTTCTCTTCGTTTATCGTGGAACTCTCGCTTTAATTGACCGATACGATCCTGCGCTCTTTTTCCAAGCCCTTTAATCTCATCATCTTCTTCAGCATTGTCAGAAGATTTATTGGCTACAAAAGGTTGGTCTTCTTCTGGTGTATCATCAATGACTTCAATCTCAAAAAGCTCTTCCTGAGTATCTTGAGTTACTTCTTGCTTTTCTTCTGACATGCCTAAGCCCTCTTTATGCCACGGGGATCATCCACCACAGCTTCAACATTATCATCGTTAATTAAACGAAACTCTTTTCCATGAATACGGATACGAGTTCCTTGAAATGCTCGAAACAAAATAAAGTCGCCTTCTTTACAGTAGGCTCCTGATGGGAACTTCTTGTCGCCTTTGTAACAATCTGGACCCAACGACATCACAAAGCCGACCACCGTCGAGTACTCTTCGAGTTCTCTAACAAGGTCTGGTTTGATAATGCCACCCTCAGTGGTTTCTTCTATTTCAGGGAGAGCGATTAAAATCTTATAACCGCATGGCTTAGGAAGTTGAGAAGCTGTTTTCTTCTCTAGGTCTTTATTAAATTCGACAGTCGAATCCTTTTTCTCTTTGACTTTTGTCATGTTGTATTCCCTCGCGAGCAATGCTCGTTTCGCGCTGAATTGATACAGGCACAGCGGTTTCCTGTTTAGTCATCGTCTTCAAGTTTACTAGAAAGATCTTTGAGTTCCCTTTCCACCATAGCAATGCCTTCGATGCGTCCCACCATACGGCTGTACTCATCAAAGTTTCTCGCACCACCAGATGCCAGATGGTCTGCACCATCATTCAATTGTTCAGTAATAAACTTGTGTAGACGAATCAATATGTGATCCTGTCCTAAACTCACTTGCGATGTCTCCTCGTTTTCTTTGCGACTTTTTTTGGTTGGGGTACATACTGCTTCCCCTTTTTAGTTCCCGCTCTTTTTGCTCTTGTGGTTGCAGCATATTCTTTTGAACTTAAAGACTTGATTGCTGAAGAAGGAAGATACCTCTCCCCCGTTGCTTTTGGTCCTTGCGTCGAGGGCTTGCCGGACTTGGTTCTCCACTTTTGTTTTGTCCAGTTCTTCAGCGACTTCTGTGATTTCTTGAGAGCCATCACTTTGCCTTATGGACTTTTTGGATTTCAAATGACGCTTTCTTGCTTGCACCTTTATGTGGCTTGTATCCACCGGGAGGGTTTTTCATCAGCTTGAAACCTTTGCCAGCTTTCATCCAATGATATCCCTTTGGTGCATCAACTGACTTCTTGCTCATTATTTATATCCTCCTCCAGCTTTCTTGTATTGCGAGGCAAGCATCTGAGCTTTTCGTGCCGACCATTGTCCCGGCTTGCCACCCTTTCCACCTGCCTTGATCTTATTGAAGAGACGCTTCCTCATAGTAGGCTTGGTATAGTTTCCTGCCTCATTAACCCGTGACTTAGCTTTCTTCTTTGCTGCCATCTTCTGCTGCCTCCAATAAATCCTCTGCTATTTTTGCGCCAAGCTTTGCACCTTCAATCTTTTCTTTGGAAGATGTCTCTTTGCTGTTTACTTCTGCCTTCATGCTTTCTGTCGCAATCTTGGCTCCGATCTGAGCGCCTGTGGTTTTTTCTTGAGACGCAATCCTTTTTCTTTCGGTCTCTGCCGTGGTTTGTGTCTTGAGAATGTCAGCTTCAACACGCATCTGATCTGCCCTTGCCTTGCGCTCAATGTCTGCTGCTTGCAACCGAAGCTCTTCTTGCTGCATTTGAACAACAGGGTCTCGAAGCTTTTGCATGTTTTCTTCTGCTTGTGCTTCAGCTACATCTTTTTGCAGAAGTTTTTCAGCGGCAGCAGCAACCAGACCAGCCAGTCTCTGTTCCACATCGCGTGGTAATGGCTCACCAATCGGCGGCAGTTCGACACCCAATTGATCTTCAATCTCGTCACGATACTGGAATGCTAGATGTTCGCGAAGATGCGCTTCAAGTGCCGCTTGTATTGCGTTTGCGTTAGGCGACTGCTCGACAAGCTTGAGTATTTTTGGGTCTTGTATGGCAGACATATGGGTTCTGATGTGCGCTTCATGGTCCTGATAAGCAAAGGCTTTCACAGGTTTCATGTTAATGATGTTCATGTTTTCACTGACGGGGTCTTCTGGCATGACCTCAGCACCCACAGGAATAATCTTATCGACGTTTTGTATACCAAGCGTTTCAAGCATTTGCTTGTGCAACTGAGGAAGATCATACATTTGCGGTGCTTGCTGCGCCAACTGCAACGCTGCCTGATACTGCATAATCCGTTGCGCCATTGTTGTTGCGTTTGGATCAGACACAGGGATCACATCAATGCGATCATCAAAATCTTTCTTGCGACTTGCGTCTTTGTTTATCTCATAGTCATAAGCATCCGGTAAGAAATCTCTTATGACGTTTGCGAGTATCTTGAACTCGTTTCTGAGAGATGCGTGAAGCCTTGCCTGACAAGCAGACATTACTTTCATAGACCGCTCAAGTATAGCTAGGGTTGATCCAACGGGAGCCTGATTGGTCATCTCTCCGATATTCATGTCGGGAACAGCCGCATACTTACGGGCTTCGTCAACGATTGTGCCCAGTAACTGATAGAGGGTTCCAGACGGTTCCTTGTATGGCATGAAGCTGATGTTGTCTCGGATCGAACCACCGGGAACATCCACATCCCGAAACTCACCGGGTGATATGGGCGAATCATCCCCCTTGATACGCAGTCCTCTTGTCTTGAGACCTGCTGGCAGATTGCTCAATGTGCCAGCATCAACCAGTTGGCGCAGGATAGATGTAGCGGATTTGGCCATGCCGCCGATCATATGCGTCAGTCCCAGACCGTAGAAACCAAGTCCCGGCATAAATTTATAATGAGAGAAGTGCATACGGCGCATCTTGCGCTTGTCGTCTTTGTTCCAGTTTTTGCGTATGGATAATATCTCACGGGCTTGTCTATCGATGGTAACTACATACGGACATGCGATACCCGTAGGCTCTCCATCCTTCATGTCTTCATAGCCTTCAAGATCAAGGTCTACATGCATTTCCAAGAGCGTGTATCGATCATCATACTCAACAGATGGGTCATCACCTTGGATACGATCATAGGCATTTTGTATTTTGCTGTAATCGGGAGACGGTTCTGACAAGTCAATATCACGATAGAAGCCAGCAACCTGAAGCTTTCTCACTTCGTTTGATGTCTTCTTCATGACGTGAGTAAAACGCTCACAGCTTCTTAGGTCCGTTGCGCCATAAGCAACAACCAAGTCTTCTGCTGGCACAAAGACAGCACAAGCTCTTCCCATATCTACATCATAATAAATCTTCTTGAACGCAGAGCCAGCAAGGGGAAGATGAAACAAAAGCTGCTCATGTTCACTGCGATAATCTGTCATGACTTCCGTTACTTGAAAGTTCATTTCGTTTTGCACACGAACTGCTTGCTCTTCTTTTTCTGAGTTTATCTCTCCGATCACTTGGGTCTTTACAGGGCCAGATGCGGGAAAGGTTTCCATCATGGAATGCGCCTGATACCTGATAATGCTTTCGGTGAGAACCGGATGAAAGACACCACAAGCGCCGGGGAATGGTTGGGTGCGGTCTTCGATCTTGAGGCCAAGAAGGTCGAGACCTTTGATGTATGTCATCTCCCAGTCTTTACGGGACATGCTGTCAGACTCGAACAAACCCACAAGGTCCGTTGCCAAGTTCTGAAGGTCTCCTTCTTCCATAAACTCTGCAAGGTTTGCGTTGTGCGCCTGACCATCCGCATCCTCATCTTCAGAGCGTGGATCAAACTCAATGATGACACCGCCATCTTCTGTCTCGATGGAAACAGCGTCCGGGTTCAAAACTCCTATTGATAGATCAGGTTCTTCTTCCGTCTCAACTTCTACCGTTCCTTCCATCTCTTCGGGAAACGGTCCACTCACCAGAGGCTTTTCGATGGCCATCGTATCTTCCTTCCGATTAGTAATACTCTACAGTATCACGCCAATATTCCTGTTCCACCTCATCGCTCGCTGCGCGAACAAAGCCGCCTTGTCTAAAACGCAACAATGCTTGGGTGCTTGAATCAACTAAGTCATCGTGAGACCCCGATGGAAAAGAAGCAAACTGTTCGATCACTTCCTCAGCCCATCTTGTTTCTGGTGCCCACACGATGCCAGAATAAAAAAGATCAGCAACCGCATTAACACGGGCGATCTTATCGTTACCACGGCTTGGCGTAAAGTCTGCAACGGGTATCCCCATTTGCCGTAATTCAAATATCAGTGGCAATCCTGTCGCCTTCGCTTCCACAATAAAAGCATCTGGTGACCAGTCAACATAATGTTCGTAGGCTTTTTGTTTGAGTTCAGGAAACTCTAGGCGATCTTGAAATGCGTTCAGCATGATCAAGTGATGCTTGTTATCCTCTTCGTTGAACCACACACCCCATGTAGTGCAAGCTGAGTAATCGCTTCTTTGAGTTTTCAGAAACGCCGTATCCCAAGACTGTATAATAAAATCACAAGGCGGTGGGTCATCACGTTCCCACCTTTGCCACCATTCCCTTTTGATAATGGCACCCTGTTCACTGGTTGGGTCTTGCTG